AGTGAGCCGTATCACGAAGATTTGCTTGGCGACATGAAGTTCTTTGACACCGAAGAAAAGGCTAGAAGGGCTGCAAGCAAGATGCTCGCCTCCCGCCCCGGCGTGAAGGACACGATGGCCCTTGAGGATCGCTTCTACTTCGGCAAGGATCGGTTTGAACTGTCATTCAATCGCGCAGAGGTTGAGCGAGCAAAGTCTGAACTGCGGTCGCTTGTTGATGTGCATCGCCGTCTTGCAAGCAAGTCTGAAGGCGTGAAGTCTGCAAAGCATGGAGTGATTGCGGATGTGCTTGCGCGACTTATCAATCAAGGGCCGGAAGTACTTGCAGCAATCGGATTCCGAAAGGCGTCGTATTGGAATGCCCGCGCGATGGAACTGGCGAATGCTAGTTCATCTGGATATGGCCCAATCCTCAAGACTCTAATTTCAGAAGCCGAACGCGAATACCGAAGCCATTGACCATGCCAGCCTCCCACACCGTTGAGCAGACTCCCGAAGGCAAGGTTCGCATCCGCGATCTTGAGTTTTTCATGGGTTTCGACCCTGCTATCGACTCTGGCGAGGACGAAGCCATTGCGCAATACGACAATGGCAAGGTCCGAAACATCGCAAAGCGCACCCGGCAGTTCATCGCCCGTGGCTCTCGGCCCAAGTTGGTCATTGAGCATGAGAAAGAGGGCAAGGATGCCGTCCCTGCCGCCGTGGGTGACATCACGGATGTGCGATACGAGGAACGCGGTGGAGTCGGTTACATCGTGGGCGATGTGGAGATGTCCAAGCCGCTATTCGATAAGTTGCTTGGCAACAATGCCTTTCCCCGCCGATCGGCTGAAATCTGGAAGGATGACCACTTGTCTGAAGTAGCCCTGCTCGGTCGGGATACGCCCCGCAGACCGCTACCGGACACGAGGTTCGGAAAGAACGGGCAGAAGGTCGTATTTGAGCGTCCGATGGGATCGTTGCGCCTATCTATTGACAACAAGTCACAATTCGCGGAAATTGGCGTGGGTGGAGGCGCAAACACCTTCGTGCCAGCCGCAGGAACCAAGAGGAATCAAATGCCAAGCCGAATGAAGAAGCGAATGCAGGTGGTGGATGAGGACAAGGAGAAGTCCGCCGCTGACGAGCAGGAGGAGATGGCTGGTGAGGAAATGACCTTGGCCGCTGAGGGCGAGCCGGAGGAGATGGAGGGTGAGGGCGTGCATGTCGATATCGGTTCTCATCAGGGCGAAGAGTCCGAAATGGAAGCCGAGAATGAAGAAATGTCCTACTTCTCGGACAACGAAGATGAGATGTCTGCCGACGAGGATGAGGATGAGATGGATGCCGAGGCTGCTGCAGGTGGCAAGCGTGGTTTCCGATCAATGAATTCGAAGGGATCCAAGATGACCAAGCAACTGTTCGCTCGCGTTCGTGAACTTGAGGATCAGAATGCCCGCTATGAGCGGCAACTGCGCCTTGAGCGTTTCGCCCGAGAGGTCGATGCGATGGTTCGCGAGGGCTACCGCTGCGGCAAGTTCCGCAATTCGATGGTGGAGGAACTGGCCGACAGCCGCAATCCAGCCGCCAAGATTGCGTTCTGGAAGGCGACCATGAGCCGCGACCCGATCGGTCTGCCGTCGTTCGCGCAGTTCACCGTGACCGATGATGAGGGTGGTCTGACCGACCGTGAGGCCTATCAGCGTGCTATGGCCGAGGCCAATGGCGATGCAAACAAGTACCGTCAACTGTTCGCCAAGTATTCGGGCCAGAAGGCCTGATCGAAAGGAATGAATCATGGGATCTTTCTCTGATACTCCCCAACTGATCGCTAGCGGAACCATCGCGCCGTACCGATTCGTCGCCGTTACCGCAACCGCAGGCGTGACGAACGACAATCGTGGCTTTCAGGCATCAGCGGACACCAACGCAATCGCCGGTGTTTCCGATGCCAGCACGCTTGCGTTCGATTCCGCGAATCACGCGACCGCTGGACTGCCGATTAGTCTGCAGGGTGGAGCGGTGATTCAGATTCAGGTCGGCACTGCGGTGACGCACGGCGATCTGCTGGAAACCGATGCCAATGGCAAGTGTCAGGCTGCTACCACGACTGCGGGCACTCGCCGTTACCACGGCTATGTGGCCCTGCAGAACGGAGCGGCTGACGAGATCATTCAGGCCATGCGAATCGGTGGTTTCGTCAAGTATTGATCCACGGCCAACAACAAAAGGAGCAATGACAAATGGCTGAATACGGAATTGGCGGTGGACCGAATACCTTCGTGCCCACCTTCTCGCCCGCGACTGGTGCGATTCAGATTGAGTTCACGCGCAGCGTCAACTCCTTCGCGATCACGCAGTACGCTCAGATCGTGCCTGTGCAGCAGATGAAGGGCTACTTCCTTCGCATTGACGAGGAAGAGACTGCCCGAGTCGTGAACACGCAGGATTACCAGTGGCCGATGGGCGAGGATCGCCCGACGGGTGTTCAGAGTGACTTTGAGTTCACTCCGTACACCTGCCAGCGGTTCCAGTCCTCGTTCGGCATTCCTTACGAGAATCAGAAGCAGTCGGCGTGGGACATCGTTGCGAGCCACGCTCGTATTCATGCCCAGCGCATGATGACGCTTCGCTCGTACCGTGCCGCGACCACGCTCACCACCGCTGGCAACTGGACGAACAATGTGAACTACTTCGCGAACGCGTCGGCACTCGGTGCTGGTGCTTACTCCTCAACGGGAAATGTTCAGAAGATCATTCGACTCGCATGCGAGAAGATCATTCAGAACACGGTCGGCGTGGTGCGTCCGAAGGACATCATCATGATCATCAATCCAACCACCGCCCGTCTGTTGGCGGCGACTCAGGATGTAACTGATTATGTGAAGAACTATCCCGCAGCGATGGAGTACCTCCGTGGCTCGCAGACCTTTGGTCTGTATGGTCTGCCCTCGGATCTGTACGGTCTTGGTGGCGTGGTCGTGGATGACACGGTCCGCATCTCCAACCGCAAGACTCCGAATGTCACTGGTCCTGCGGCGAATCGCGGATTCTTCTACGGCACGGCTGCTGCACCGGATATGGTGTTCGTCAGCCGTCCGGGTGGTCTGGTCGGCAATGAGGGTCCATCCTTCAGCACGCTGTCCGTGTTCGCCTACGAGGACATGACGGTTGAAACCTCGGATGACCCGTGGAATCGCCGCACCAAGGGCAGCGTGGTCGACAACTCTGCTATTGAGTTGACCGCACCCCTGAGCGGACTTTTCATCGACGACATCGCGGCCTGAGTTTGGGTGGAAACGGGAGCAGGGGCGGTGCGGTGAAAAGCCGTGCCGCCCCCTTTCTTTGGAGGAGTTATGAACCAACTGCTCGCAAACGCTGACTTCATTCGCTACGCGGATGAACGGTTGCTGAAAGAACTGGCGAAGGATGACAATACCGACGCAACCACTTTGGTCGGCAACGATGTCATTACATACGCGTTGCTGCGGGGCGGTGAGGAGATTGCGGCTGCGGCCACGATCGGCAATGTCTATACCGTGACTGATCTGGAAACACTGGGCACGGCCAACAATGCATTTCTGCAGGGACTTGTGGCTGATCTGGCTCTCTGCTACTTGTTTGAGCGTCGCGGTGGAGATGTGCCCGAGAGCGTCAAGGCCAAGGCGAACCGGGCAGCGGGCATTCTGAATGACATTCGGGACGGCAAGAGGGTGTTCGCAATTACGAGCAATCGCGATGCTGGCGTTGCCCAATTGTCCATTGTGAATTCGTTGGTTAGACAGCAGTTGGGAATGACGGCGGATGACCCGTTCTTTCCTTCTCGTCAGACACGACCGTATCAATGAACATTCGCAAGAAGTTGCGGAAGCAGGTGCTTGATGCACTTCAGCGTGCCGAAATCGGTGAGATGCTTGTCATACAGGCACAGACTCGGCTGGAGACGAAGGGGCGGGATGTGGGTGGCTACGCCCCCCTTTGGGCCGATAGTGCCAAGATTCTGATACGCACCAAGAAAGGACGCAAGCGCAGCCGAAAGAAGGGTGGCGGCAGAGTCGGCGAGGTCTATGAGATGCAAAGCCATTACCGCAAGGGCGGCAAGCCACTTATGGACACCATGCAACTGTTCCGATCCATGAGCAGCCGAACAGAACGAATGTATAACGGCTTGCGAATCTTTCTGCGATTGCCCCTGTACGGCATCTATCAGCACTACGGGTTCACCACAAAGGGTCCAAACTTCATTCCATTTACCCGTGGGGCAGTACGGAGACAGAAATCTGCGCTCAAG